TCATGGCTCGGTTTTATTTTTCAGCCTTGAGATGGGTAATTTCCAATTAATCGACCGCTTGTTAAGTGCGACTGGTGGTGTAGGCGTTAAAAAACTCCGCAATCCACAAGAATTAGACGATTTAGATTACAACCGTTTAACCAATGCAATCACCGATATTCGTGAGCAAAAAATCTATTTCGTTGACCGTGGCGGTTTATCAGCAGATGAAATCTGTGCGATTACAGAAAGACACCTTGGCGAAGTCGGAAACCTTTCTGCGATTGTGATTGATTATTTAGGCTTAATGGATCACAAGCAAGAAAAGAATATCAACTTAACACAAGCTATCGCAAACTCAATGAGCAAGCTCAAAACGTTTTCCAAAAATTTCAATGTTCCAATTATTTTGCTTTGCCAATTAAACCGTGAAGTAGATAGTCGAGCAGTTAAACGCCCAACAAACTCAGACTTAAGAGATTCAGGCTCAATCGAACAAGATGCAAGTCAAATTATTATGCTTTACCGTGAGGGGGCTTATAAAGCCAATACAGACAATCCGTATTCTGAAGCCATCATCACTAAAAACCGTTTTGGCGAATTAGGCACTGCCTATATGAGATTTGATAAAGGTCACTTTGTCGATTGCGACCAAGCGAAAGCATATCAAGAGTTAAACGAAAAACCACAACAAGCACAAAAAAACTATGCGAAAACCTACGGAAAAGGAGCCAACTAATGACAGAACAAAAATTTGATAAAGGGCAGTTTGTTGATATTTATAAAGCAGATAAAAAATACAACGTCATTTATGCCGATCCGCCTTGGCGTTATCAGGATAAAGGGTGTAGCGGCTCAGCTGAAAGTCATTACGGCACAATGAAGATTGGTGATATATGCAATCTTCCAGTTAAAGATATAGCAGATAAAAATGCAGTTCTATTTATGTGGGTCACCTATCCAATGCTATCAGAGGGATTAAAACTTATTGAGGCTTGGGGATTTAAATACAAAACAATAGGGTTTCAGTGGATTAAAACAAACAAGAAGAACAAAAATACGTTCTTTTTTGGGCTTGGGCGCTGGACTAGGGGGAATACTGAGTGCTGTCTGATTGCCACAAGAGGAAAGATAGGCAGGGTGAACAATTCTATAAGTCAGCTAATAGTTGAGCCAATACAACATCATAGCAAAAAAACCTGATGTTGTGCGTGAAAAAATTGTTGAGTTGGTTGGTGACTTACCTCGCATTGAACTGTTTGCCAGAAATCAGTCAGATGGTTGGGATGTTTGGGGTAATGAGGTTAATTAAGTGAACAAGAAACAATTCTTTCTACGCTCAAACCAAGTGCGGTTGAACTGCATTGAGTTTATCAAAGAGCTGCCAACGGACGACAAGAAACCGCTGGTGGTAAAAATCCAACCGATGACACGCTCACTAGAGCAAAATTCAAAACTGCACGCACTACTAAGCGACATTAGCAAACAGTGCGAATTTAACGGGCAAAAGCGAGATATAGACACCTGGAAAATGATTATGGTATCAGCTCACAAAATCGCAACAGGCGGTAAAGCTGAAATGGTAATCGGTTTAGAGGGTGAAGTTATTAATCTGCGAGAAAGCACCGCACAAATGAGCGTACAGAGATTAGCAAGCCTAATCGAATACACAACCGCTTGGGGCGTAGAGAATGGCGTTAAGTTTAACGACAGATGGGGATTTTTCGGACGATGATTATTGAGGTAGGAACTATGGTTTTATTTTTGATTGCATTTTCAGCTGTGTTGTTTTTTCTTTTCGAACAGCCCCTTGCTGCCACTCTTGTTTTGTGTGGAGCTTGTTGGCTTTCCGGTTGGTATTTTGCTCATAGTACGGTTGCAACAGAGTGCGAAAGATTAGGTAAGTTTTACGTTGGCAAAAACGTTTATCAATGCTCAAAAATTGAAACGATCAAGGATAAATAATGTTATAGGTAATTTTACTCCAGCTAATTGCGGTGATTTTTATTGTCGTGGTTGTTTTGGATTGGTTTATTGAGGGTGCAGACGATGAATGAGAAAGAATTGAAGATTTTGATTATAGCTTATGCCTGTGTAGTTATCGGGACAATCTTAATCATCGGTAAATGGTGGTAGTTATGAACAAGAAACCTAAGGAAACCAAATGCAAGGTATGCGGTTGTTACTTTGTGAAAACTATCAGCTCAATGCAGAAAGTCTGCTCGCCAAAATGTGCGATTATTCTTTCAAAAGAGCAAGCTAAGAAGAAAAAAGAGAAAGAGGAAAAGGCTCAATTAAAAGAACGGAAGAAAAAACTACTAGAAAGCGATAGAGGTCATTGGCTGAAAGCACTCCAAAAAGAAGTGAATAAGTTTATCCGATTAAGAGACAAAGGCCAGCCTTGTATTGCTTGCGGTGCAGTATGGAAACCAAGCTTTCAAGCATCGCACTTCATTCCTCAAGGCAGAAGTTCATTTCTAAGATTTGACGAGAGAAACATTCATTCTGGGTGCATTAGATGCAATCTCTTTGTAGGTGGTGGAAACATACACGGATATAGACCAAGACTGGTTGAGAAGATTGGTGAGCAAGAAGTTCAGTGGCTAGAAGAAAATCAACATAGAATAAAAAAATGGGAAATATCTGAGCTTAAAGAATTAATCAAGGTTTATAGAGCAAAAATTAAGGAACTAGAGAATGAATAAATTCAGCGAGCTACCAGAATTAGACTACGACCAAATTCAGTATGTAGATAGTAGAATGTATCCGTGGGGAGCGTGGATTAATGAGGGTCGTTTAGATAAGCCAGAATTAAACATTCTCTACAAACTTATGAAAAGCGTAGAACCACAAGACGAGCCAAGCCAAGTAATTTGTAGCGATGAGCTTGGTATGGCTATTAGTGAAGATATTGAAATGTTTTTCAAAAAATATGACGAGCGCATGCGGTTTATTCTAATGTCATACTACGTTCATAGATTAACAGTAAATAGAATAGCCACAAAACTAAGAGAGCGTGAAGAGCCTCAATATATGCAACCTTGTAATGGTAAACGAGACATCAGAATTCCTTGCTTAAAAACCTGTAAGCGTAGAGTAGAGAAAGATTTGGCACTGATGAAAGCGATTATTTACGAGAAACTAATCAAGATTGAAGTTAAATTAGCAATAGAGAGCGAGAAAAGAAAAAATATTAAAAAAATTCGATTTATATATTGACATACTTGTCATCTTGTCCTATCATACTCATATAAGGTGGTCGTAGTGTAAGTAGTGAACACCGAAATAAATTTAATATAGCCCTGATCGGAAACGGTCGGGGTTTTTTATTGGACGATTAACTCAGTTGGTAGAGTGGCAGCCTGTTAAGTTGTTTGTCGCTAGTTCAAGCCTAGCATCGTCCGCATATATTCAGCTCATAGGTATTAGTTTACTTATGAGCTTTTTTATTTGAGGTAAAAAAAGAATGCCTATGAAAGATCCAGATGTATGGGCTTTGATTTGGGCTTGGTTACAAATCAATTTTGGCAACGGTTCAATTCAAAGTGCTGGCGCGGCAGTTTTTATGTCGCTTTTAAGAATGGGATTTATGCGAAAAAAACCAGCATTTCGGTATGTATTTATTGATGCAATGATTTGCGCATCTATTGCTGGGGTGGCAGTGCCTGTGTGTACTCATATATTCGGCCACGCAGATTTTTCAGCTTTTTTCGGCACAATGATTGGATTTATTGGGACCGAAAAAATACGCGAATTTTTGTTTAAGTTTATTAATCGTAGGATTGACAAAGATGACAATGATTATTCCCGAAACGACATTCAATAAAGTTTTCCCAAAAGCAATCAAGGGAGTTTATCAGGCGATATCAAAATATATTGATTTAGCTGGTTGTTTTAATAAACAGCAACAAGCGATGTTTCTTGCTCAATGCGGGCATGAGACGGCAGGGTTTACTACTTTGAGCGAAAACTTAAATTACTCAGCAGATGGCTTGATGAGAGTTTTCCGTAAGTATTTTCCTAATCCTAACATCGCTCGCCAGTACGAGCGGAAGCCAGAAAAGATTGCGAGCCGAGTATATGCTAATCGAATGGGGAATGGCCCAGAAGAAACAATGGACGGCTGGAATTATCGTGGTCGTGGATTAATTCAAATTACTGGTAAGGATAACTATATCCGATTTGCCCGTTGGTTAGGCGATACGATCAACCCTAAAGAAGTATCAAGTAACTTAGATTTGGCAGTTAAAGCTGCAGTCTGGTACTGGATATTTAACGATTTAGCATCTATTGATTCCGTCCAAAAGGTAACGCTTAGGATCAATGGTGGCACCAATGGTTTAGATGACCGATGTAGATTATTTCGTGCGTTAATGGTGGATTAATATGGAGGGGTGGAATGGTTAATAAATCAACCCTGATTTACCTTGCAGTATTAGCTAGCCTGTGTGGTTGGATTTGGTATCAGCACGGGGCGATAAATGACTTAAGAGCCGAAAACCAAGCACAAGCTAGCCTCATTGTAGAGCAGGAAAAGGTTAATCAGTCTCTAAAAGATACGATTGAGACAGAGCGCCAAGCAGTAGAGCAACAGCGAGTTATTAATGATGAGATTAAACAAACAACACAAGACAAAGTGCAAGTGGTTCGAAAAATCATTAAGAGCCAACCTTGCTATAGCACTCGTATTAACGATGACGCTATTGAGCGGTTGCACTAACAAGGTGACGACAAAGACAGAGTATATCTATCCGCCTCAAGCATTTCTAACGCCTTGTATTAAAACACCATTTACAGGCAGCACATACGGTGAGGCGGTGGAATATTTAATTGTAGTGCAAGGTGAGCGTGATATGTGCGCTAGTCAAATTACAAACATCAATAAGTGGATTAATCAAACTAAGGCCGCCAAATAAAGTGCGGTCTTTTTTTATTTTAAAGGCTTGATTTTAAAGATTAAAAGGTACTCCTGAGGGGATACCCCTTTCCACGGGGTTTCGGGCGCGCGGTTTTCGACAGTTTTTTGACATCTTAGGCATCATCATCTTTTTAAGGTTTTTGGATTTTTGGTAGGTTTGGCATGGAGAATTTGTTTGACTTAAAACTCAATATAAATCAGATCGCCGAACTGGTCGGAATGCATCGGCAAACCGTGTCACAAAGGCTTGCAGGACTAACGCCAGCTATTGGCAGTAATTCCAAATTAAAGCTCTATGCACTATCTGATTTAATCAAAATCGGGCTTGCCGAAAAAATGACGGCAGATGTTGATAGCTTGTCACCTGTTGAGAGACGGGCATTTTGGCAGGCGGAGAACGAAAGACTTAAATATGAGCGCGACACTGGAGAGCTAGTACCCGCTTTTGAAGTTGCTCAAGAGATGAGTTTTTTGGCAAAAGCAGTAGTGCAGTCACTTGATACTTTACCAGATATTTTAGAGCGTGACTGTGGATTAACACCGTCACAATTAACCCGTGTAATACAGGTAATTGATGACGTTAAGTCGCAAATGTCATCGCACATACAGGCTGGCGATGATAAGTCAGAGGAGCAGTAATGTTTGCATCAGCTAAAGACATTAGACGAGACATTGCAAATCTGCTTAAGCCTCCACGTCGAATGAAGGTGTCAGAGGCAGTCGCTGAGTATATGCGCGTGCCTGTTGGTGGCGGAAACTCTGTTAAATGGGATAAAGACACTGCGGCATATATTTTAGAGCCGATGGACTGTCTTAACTCTCGTGAGTATGATGCGGTGATTTTTGTCGGACCTGCGCGAACCGGTAAAACGGTTGGTCTAATTGATGGGTGGATAACATACTCTATTGTTTGTGATCCGTCAGATTTTTTACTTGTGCAGTTAACACAAGAAAAAGCAAGTGAACACAGCCGAAAGCGTTTAGACCGCACCTTTAGATGCTCTCCTGAGATTGCAAAAAGATTAAGCCCTCGTAAAAACGATAACAATGTCCACGATAAATACTTTAGAGCGGGTAACCTGTTAAAGATTGGTTGGCCGTCAATTAATGTATTGTCATCGTCTGACTACAAATACGTTGCATTAACTGACTACGACCGCTGGCCAGATGATGTGGACGGTGAGGGCGATGGATTTAGTTTAGCCTCAAAACGGACTACGACATTTATGAGTGCTGGCATGACACTTGTAGAGAGTTCGCCGGGCAAGGATATTGTTGATATAAAACATCATCCCAAAACGACTCACGAGGCACCGCCAACGACTGGGATTTTATCTCTATATAATCGCGGTGATAGACGTAGATTTTATTGGCAATGTCCACATTGCTCTGATTGGTTTGAGCCATCAATGGCTAACATGGTCGGGTATCGTGATGATACCGATTATGTCAAAGCATCGGAAAAAGCCCGTCTGCAATGCCCACACTGTCAAACCCTGATTGAGCCTGACAGAAAGCGCGCATTGAACATCGGTGGCAAGTGGTTAAAAGAGGGGCAAACGATAGATAAAGGTGGTGTAATCCATGGCGAGGGAAGAAACTCTCGTATTGCATCATTTTGGCTAGAGGGTCCTGCAGCTGCTTATCAAACATGGGCACAATTAACCTATAAATTACTCACCGCTGAAAATGAATTTGAAATGACAGGTAGTGAGGAAACTCTAAAAGCGGTAACAAATACAGACTGGGGATTACCTTATTTACCACGCTCAGCACTTGAGCAACGCCGAAGTGATGAGCTAATGGAGCGGCGTGAAGAAACCGAAAAAAGAACGGTGCCTTATGGGTGCCGTTTTTTATTGGCTGCAGTTGATGTACAGGGTGGGCGGAATCGCCGTTTTGTCGTCCAAATTGTGGGCTATGGCGAAAATAGTGAACGGTGGCTCATTGATAGATACAACATTAAATCATCAATGCGGAGCAATTCAGATGGAGA